GTATTATCTAAGGCATCTCAAGTACTTAACATATCGCCAGAGAAACTTTTTGCCGATACACTTGCTGAAGTAAACGACATTAACTCAAGTAAGCCACAGCTAAAATCTATTTCTAGAATAATGGATGGCGAAGATGCTGACTTGTTTGATGACTTTTTGGAAGAGCTAGAGCAAGACGCTTCCGAAGCTGCTGGGTATGTACTCAACGGCATGATTAAAAGTCCTGTTGCGAGAGAAAGATTTTCTGGCATCACTGCCTATGGAGACATGATCGGTAGTGCCAATCCATCAAAAGGAAGTCCTCGAACTAGGTTTGTTGACCGTGTACCAGCAGAGTTTGCTGAAGACTTTTCTCACGAAATAATTAGCGACTACACAGCTTCTGGGTATGCCGCCGTGCGAGAGTTTACTGGCGACAGCGTTATTCCTTTTTATCGCGACGGTGTAAGAGATGGTGTGTTTGGTTCTGGTCAATATGTAACTAGAGCACCAAGCAATACGATGGAGAACGTAAGAGAGGCTTTAATATCTTCTGCACCAGTAGATAAAAAAGAAGATGCAACAGAGCTGGTCGATCAAATTAGTTTAGCAAGGGCAAAGATTAATACTGCCAGATTAGACAACAGTTCTTCGTCAGCCCACATAGATAAACTATACACAATGGATGATCTTCTTTCCGAAGAATTGCAAGGATTAGGTGTTGAAGTATCTACAACTGTAGAACCTGTTTTTGTAAGAGATACAACTCCTGCTGTATTTATTGAAAACATGGCAGGATCAGATGATCTTATCACTACACTAATCGGGCAAATGAGATCACTAGGTAAGAACAGAGAAGCTAACGACCTTGACGCAATTACGGGTGTGCATACTGCCGAAGAAATGGCACGTAAGGTTGTAGGAATTATGGGCGGCGTTCGTAAGTTTAAGAAGTCAATGCAAGAGGCTGGTTTTACTAGCGTAAATCTTGGTGACGTTAAAATGATGCTGTCTAACCGAAACGTTCGTAACATACGAAGTGATGTGTTTGAAGCATCAACACCTGTTATTGGTGAAGGTTCACAGCTTCACTCAGTAAACGGTAGAATAATCCAAGCCGTCGAAGGTGACAACACAATACGAGTTATAAACCAAGCAGCAGGAGAACTAGAAGAAGCTGGCGTTCCTGCTCGTACGCTAGAAGCAATGGTGGCAGTTGCCAGGGGAAGAGGTATGCCTGCTGATGCAGCAGCCGAAATACGTAAGTCTAATATTTACAATCCGTTTCGTACTAACTCAAAAATAATGAACCGTTCGGGTATAAGAAATCTTGCTAATTTCTTTGAGCCTACGGATGGAAGTGGTGGTCACTTTGAAAGAACAAACGCACGTATGGGTAAGTTTATTATACCTCTTACAAAAATGCTAAAAGAGTTACCTGATAGTAAAAATAAACTTACAAACTACTTTCGAACAGGGCCACAAATGATGGCTGAAAGTGCAATGGGTGCAATGGGCATCAACCCAAGACGCCGTATGACACAGCCAGCCAGCCACTTACGAATTATCAGTGCGCTACGAGATGCAAATAAAGTTGGTGAACTTGACCCATCAGAAAGGATTACATATGACCATGTACGTGGTTATCTTGACGAAGCTACTGGTCGATTGCGTGCATCTGGTGCTCTTGTTGGCAACTTAAAGAAAAACTATTTCCCACAGGTATGGCGCAAGGACTTGATCCAAGCCGACCCAGAAGAGTTTGTTCGCAGACTTAAAAAGTATTTCTTGGCAGAAAGAAACGGAACAGGCGAAGCGGCTAAAGCAGAAGCGGCAGCTCGACGCGTAATGCAAAGACTTACAGACGAAGATGGTGTGTACTCTAACCCAGCGCAAAACTTTAAACGTAACGCCGATAAAGCAGGAGATCAGTCAGATCACTTAGACTACACCAGACTTATTCGCCTTGACGAGTTCCCAGAGTTTGCTGACATGGATGTACCTGATAGCTTGGGTGTGTTTTTAGAGAATGATCTGCTCGTTGCTATGACTAAATACAGTGACAACTTAGAACATCGTATAGACATATCAGAAAAATTTGGAGTAGGCGCACATGGATACCATGATTACATGGCTATCCTGTCTCAGCCAATGAACGCTCGTCAGGCTATTGGAAAGCTGCTTTCAAGCAATAAGATTATTACAACTAATTGGACGCGATCAGGCATGACAGATCACGGCACCAAAACCCAGACGTTTAGAAATGATTATTTCTATGCGCCAATAAAAAATAAGTTTGAAGCAGAACAAAAAGCTCAACAGCTTATTGATATGGCAAGGGACGGTAAAACAGCACCTGAGATAGAAGCTAACATTATGGAACTTCTTGGTGATAGGCTTGACGACAACCCAGACGCAGAGCTTTTACGTAACAACTTTAAAAAAAGAGCTTCTGCAATAGCTAGTGCGCTAGGCGACACAAAAGGTCTTACCGACGTACCATCAAACAGAAACCTACAGCACGCACAAGGTTTTATGAACTCTGCAATGCGACGACCTATTGATGGAGTACATGGAACATTTTCTATGCGTAACGCTTCTAAATGGTTACGTGGGGTCAACGCAGTTACACTACTTGGGTTCACAACCTTAACGTCTCTTGGTGATCTAGTGCTGCCGTTAGTACGAACGGGTGATATGGGCGCATATGTTAAATCTCTTCGTAAGTTTGCAGTTGATCCAGAGTATCGAGATATGATCCGAAATATCGGTGCTGCTACAGAAAACGCAGTGCATCAAAGACTTACGGTTGCTCATGGGGTAGATAGTACGCAGTTTATGACTGGCTTTTTTAACGCCACATTGCTTACCCCCTGGACAGACATGATGAGAGATGTGGCTGCTGCCGTATCGTACGAACACGTTAAAGCCCAGCATAGAATTTTAAAGCAGCGTCCGAATTCTAGAGCTGGTCGTATTGCTCGTCGTATACTTAACGAAGAGGGTTTAGGTGAGTTAGTACAAGATCAGTCACTTGATTTAGATATGATAATGGAAAGCCGTTTTACAAATAACGAACATCCAATGGCTGATAAAGTTTCGGCTTCTATGATTAAGCTGACAAACCAAATGATCTTTACGCCTAACCCAAATGACATACCGTTATGGGCACAAACACCGCTAGGTGCGATTGCGTTTCAGTTGAAATCATATCCTTTGATGATGACAAGACTGATAAACACTGTGGCTGGCGAAGCATTTAGAGGTAACACTACTGCTGAACGTGGCGCTAACTTCGCAAAAGCTTTTGTAGGACAAAGTGACAATAGACTTGCACCACTGGCTGCGCTTTTAGTAGCTGGCCCTGCCATGGGTGGTATAGCTGTCGGTACGAAAGACATTATTCAAGGTCGTGGTGGTGAAGATAACAGGGAGTTTACCTTACGTGAACGAAAGCTTTCTGAAACACTGACCACTGCCTTTGAAGAAAACGAAGACATGGATATGCTTATGGGTTGGTACTTTGATGGTATGATAGCTTTAGGTGGTCTTGGTCTTATTGGCGAGCTGATGTACGACATAGCTTCACAATCTGATAACGGTGCGTACGGAGCACAAAGAAACTTAGAAACAATTGGTGGCCCGACAGTTGGGCTATTCAATGACGCTACGACTGTGCTTCAAGGTGCTCGATCATGGTGGGATCAAGACGATACCAACGGAGAAAAGAGAGCAGCAGTTCGAGAAGTAGTAGGACGAGTACCAGTTCTCGGTGGCGTGTCTTGGGCTAAAGAAGGTATCGTAGATAGTGTTGCAGGAGAGCGCAGCAAGAAGGGCGGTAGTAAATCAGGCTGGGGTAATGGTTGGGGTTAGTCGGTATTTATCCCCCGATCAACAGCAATAGCTTCCCATCCAGTTCCTACGTAGCCTGCAATGTCTGCCCAACTATCGAACTTATCGGGTGATGTGGTCATACGCGAAAGCTTGACGATAATCATTATCATTGCAACATGCTCGACACGTACGCGCTCACCATCTTTGAGGATGCTTCGCAGTATAGCCGTTATCATCGCAGCTATGTCAGAGAAGTTATCGTATGGTTCGCCATACTCTTTGTTACGGTCAGTGTTAATTAGTCTCTTACCCTCATCCAAAGGTAGGTCGCGCAGCTTACTCATATTTTTTCTGCCTTCTCATAAGGTCAATTTCAAGTTCGGTTGCTCTACATTTAAGATCAACCAGACGCTCTTTCTCATGCCGTAACTTTGTTTTGGCACGGTGAATATCGTCAACATCTGTCGTATCTAAAGCCTCAAGTCGTTCGTATATACTCTCGATCTCAGCTTCTTTCCTGATAATACCCTGACGTGCATCACTTAATTCAGTAAATATTTCGTCCATTGTTATACTTTCTCGGTGGGTCTAAACATTTCGTACTGATCGCAAGTGCCTTCACACTCTTGATTGTTCAGCTTGCATGTCCACCCACCATCTTTATTCGCAAAGCTATGTTTACAGAAACGACAGGCAGGACGAACATCTGGAATATTCCAACAGCTTTCCCTCTTGAAGCACGACTTGCATCTCCAATCTTCGGGTGTCGCAGCGACACGTCCTGCCTGCCCATCAAGAGCAGCTTGTATCTTAACGTACATTTCGTCCCATTCTTCTTGATCGAATAGAACTATTTCACAATGATATTGACTGTTATTTTTATTGTACGAAACAAACAAACTACGCTCGATCCTAAACATCGCCATCATCATCTGCATTTGCCGATAATACTTTCGATGCGATGCCTTTACTCCGACTGACATAAACTTCTTAAAGTTTGCATCGTTCATCGATTTGATCTCTAGGATTGCCTGACCCGAACCATCTTCAAAGTCTACAAGCCCATCTGAGTTACAAACCACATGACCGTTCAGCCACTCTTTCCTATGCTGACGACCTGTTAAATCGTCTTTCTCAAACACCCTAAGATCGGCTCTTCTTTTAAGGTCGTAAACAACCCAATCCTCGATCTTGTGCCCAGCAAAAAATATTCTCTGTAACTGTGGATCAACAGGTACATCAGGGAAGCCACGAAGAGAAAGAGACATTTGCGCTACGCAATCTGTCCCTGCCATACTAGCACCGATATAACATCGTGCCTCTCCTCGATCTTCCTGCTCGTAGCCCTGATCTATAGCATCAAGAACACTTTGCGCTAGGGGGTGTATTGGGTGCATCAAAAAGGAATTTCGTCATCTTTAATGTCACCGCTAGAAGCTTCCTTTTCTTTAGGCGTAAAGAAGTAAGACACCTTCGATTGGGTCTTACCATTATATTCTTCATTCTTTACGTTGATGCCTACAGACTTACCCTTAAAGTAAGAGGCGTTAGGTGCTTCTTTACCGTCGTGGCCTGTCATTAGGAGCAACTCTTTAAGCTGCTTCTTGCCAACCTCGGTAGCTTTGGGCGAACCGCCATGATACAGATAAATCCATTGACGAATACTACCGTCAGAATTTTCGTAAGAAAGAACAAGGCGAGCAGTATCTTTACCATCATCCTTCTCAACGGTAGCATCGTTAATCTTAACGACGTGCCTACCAACGCTTAATATTCTGTTAGTGCTTACTTCGACATCGGATAAATCCATGCCCTCTAGTCCCATGAAATCACTCATTTACTGTACTCCTCTTTTTGTACTCATCATCTTTCATGTAAATTATATCCAATAACTTGGTGACATCGTGCTCGTTCTCGAATGGAGCTAGGCGACGATTGGGGTCACGAACCTTGCCGTACCAACCACCTACTTGGTCAGTCACCAAATACCTTTGAACGGTCATCTTGCCGTTCTGCTCGTTTGTCTTTCGTATAAGAGCAAACACATTATCAAATAACGCAGGCAACAGCTCTGATATTTTAGCTTGGTTCATCATAGGCCAGTACATCGTCGTGCCGTTACTTTTGTCTTCTTTTGCAGTAGCAAGAGACATCATTACGACGTGCATATCCAAGTCTCTTATCCACTTGAGCGCAGCAGTTATCTCTCGTCCGTAGATAGTCCACAGATCATAGCTATTTGCTTTATCTTTTTGCGCCTGTTCCACTTCTGCAAAGCATCTTTGCGAAAGCTCTGTCACGCTGTCTATCGCAACCCATTGGTACTTTTCTTTTTTAAACTCGTCCGATGCCATGTAGTGCATCAACTGAACAAAAGAATATGAACCTTCTTTTTTAGGCTCTGCTTTAAACGTACTAAAGGGAAGGTAATCAATTTCCATATCAGAGATAGACGAAAGCCCACCTTCTCCTGATAGAATGATGCCCTTCCCAAATCGTTTGGCGTAGTTCGCACACTGGGTTGTCTTACCCGATCCGTGTGGCCCGTACACCAAGGTCTTGGATTTGCTACTAATAGTAGCATCCGTTGTCTTGAGCGGTGTTATCTTCATTGTTGAACCTTGATTGTTGGTGAGCCGCATTGAATAGTCAGTGCTTTCTTGAGCACCTCTCTCACGTTGTCGGGGGCGGCTTCGTATTTTTTCCGATCAACGAGAAAACTTTGTGATACACATTCAGGAAGTCCAGATACTTCGTAGGTATCTTTTAACAACTTCTTATCCCACGTCCATTTCTCTGGTACCTTAATCATCAGAGTACGTCCGTCGTCCATTTCGACAGGGTAATCTCCTGCCTCTTGGGGTAGATCAGAGAGCAAAATTTCTTTAAGATAGTCTATATTATCTTTAAGATGCTCAAGCTTTGCTAGGGTTTCTGCGTATTGGGTAGCGTGTTGGCGAAGTCTATCTTCCTTTGGGTGTTTAGGAACAGATAGAAGATTGTCACCGAATATTATTTCTTCTTCCATGAAGTTGACCCTTGAATTTTATCGATCTTTATACAGATCATAGGTTGTGTTTAAGTATCGTATATGATACATCCAACATTATTGCAAGAGGAAAACAAAAAAAATGCACTTCGACATACAAAAACTAATAGATGATCTTGGCGGCGCACCGTACGTAGCTAAGTCATTAGGCATTTGCCGCACTACCCCTTACGGGTGGGTACGAAGAGACTTTGTTTCCTCCACTTACTTATCACGCATCAAAGAGGCTTGGCCTACGCTTGACCTCGATCAATACTTCACGGAGGAAATGAATGAACACCTTAGACGCAGCACTAGAGTATCTGGATCAGGGCTGGTTGCCGATACCAATCGCACCAGATACGAAACAACCAACTGAAAAGTGGGGTATCTATGTTGACGAGAAGAGATTACCTTCAGAAGAAGAGGTAATTTCATGGTGGAAAAGATCACCAAATGCTAATGTAGCAATTGCTTCATGCGAACTGAGCGGCCTTGTTATTGTTGATTGCGATAATAATGAGGCTCTCGAAGCAGCAGAGAAGTTTGGCCTGACTAAGACACCGATACAAGTAAAGACAAAACGTGGTCGTCATTTTTACTTTTCGTTTCCGAGCGGATCGGGGTGGATAAAAAATAGAGCTGGCTCTACAACTGATGGTAGCGAATGGCCTCAGATAGATGGGTTGGACTTGCGTGGTTCTAAAGGTTACTGCCTTGCACCGCCAAGCAAAAACTACGAATGGGTTATATCTGAAGGCACTGACTTTGATGACATGCCTGTTTATAAGCCGCCTCGATTTACAGTTTCTAAGTCTAGTAATGTAGTAGACATCAGCCAATTTCGTTTAGAAGGTATGAGCCTTGACGACGTTTATGTAGACAAACCTATTTGGCAGCGCACTGAAGAGTTAGTTGCAAAGGTAGGTAAGTTACCTGACGGTGGCGGTAATGGCAGAGACGATAGGCTTTATAAGTATATATCCTCACTTGCTGGACAAGGAGAGAGAGGCGCAGACTTAGAAAGTGGTGCTCAACTTTTTATGAATGAGTTTTTCCAAAATCATATTGACGATAAAAAAGTGCGCCAGATGTGCGAGAGAGCAGAGCAAGCAGAGATACGGAAAGGCAATATAGTAGAGGTCAAGCAACCAGAGCCTAACGTATTTAATCCTATTACTACTGACAGCTTGGACGAGTTACAGAAGTACGTGGATAATATGAAGTTCTATATCGATCCGATTGTCCCAACGACAGGCACGATTGTCCAAGTGTTTGGGTATAGTGGTCATGGTAAATCTATGTTCGTACGTAATCTTTTGTACGCAGCGTGTTCTGGGCAACATCGTTTTGGGCCGTTCGATATAGCTGAAAGATCAAAAGTTTTGTATTTCGATTTTGAAAACAGCAGGGCTAACATCGCTAAGTTTCTTGATCGATCACGTCGTTCGTACGGAGAGGCAGCCAGTGACTTTATGATTTGGGCACCGTTCCACGATCAACGAGATATGAACTTAATGAACGAAGCTGGCATCAAAAATTTTGAGCAGTGGATTAAAGCCACGAAGCCTACGCATGTGGTTATCGATACCATTCGTTCGGCGTTTCCAGGTCTACAAGAAAACTCTGCCGAACAGTGGGGGTACATCAACCAACTTTGTTTGAAGTTACGTAATGCAGGGCTGGTTGTTTGGTTGCTGCACCACAGCAACAAACCGTCCGAGGGTACAGCGTCGGGCAGAGAAGCAGGAAGCTCTAATCAATTAACTGTACTCGAAACTCAGATGAAGATTACACAAGTGTTCTGGGATCAAGAGACTGCTGATGTAAAGGCTGGCCTCTACGAAGGTAACATTCCTGCTAGTCCATTTACTGACATCTTAGCTGCTGCCGAGGCAGAAGGTCGTCGGATAGACGTGATGATGCAGATACGGTACGGGAAAGTTCGTGAGTGGTCTGACGCGCATGAGCCAGTATATAATCTAGCGTTTACCTCATCATCAATGGACGACACGATAAAGGTCATTAGCCCAAAGACAGCGAAGCAAAGGGCTATCGGTTTTGCAAAAGAGTGGACAGATGCGACAGGTGCTATTCGCCCACCGCTATCAGATGGAGAGATTGCAGACAGGGTTGGTCGTCCCGTTTCAACAGTAGAAGAGTGGACGAAATCAACACGCGAAACAGTCGTACCATCGTGGGTGTCTAACTCGCAGTAAAAATATAACCAATATAACCGTTCGTACAAAAAAAAATTGTCGCACAATCGTTCGTAATATTTGTTTTTGAAAACCGATAAAATCGCGTCTACGTTACGTCTTTGTGCTGCGTTCATACAAGCTACTAAGCGTAGCTTGTATTCGCTTGCAGTCGCCTACATCGCTTGCGATTTTATCGTGTTCGTTCGTATTGTCAAGACCAAAGTATATATTTTTACACAACTTACGTTTACCCATAGTTGTATATATGTTACAAAACGAAACATGTTCATTCAAGAAATTGCATTGAAGGGGGTCATGTCAAGAAAAACAAAGCTACCTGATGAAGAGGTGGCTTGGCTAAAACGATTTCATAATACTTACTCTCACAAAGAATTAGCAGAGCGTTACGACGTTTGTATCGATACGCTCAAACGAATATTAATGAGGCTCAATCTTCAATACTTTCCAGGTGCCAAGTACCAAATCAAGCCGTCTCCAAAAATGTGGAGGCGGCCTTGTCTTAACTGCGGCTGTATAAAACCCAGAGCTAAGAACCAGTACCGTTGCGACCCATGCCTAGACAAAGAGGCAGACGCTAGACGAATAGCTTACGAAGAAGAGCATAAAACTCAGGCGAGGAAGAAGCCTTACAAACCAGAGGTGCCGTTCTAATGGCTAATCCACAGAAAAGAAAAGGTGATAGGTACGAAGTAGACCTAGCACATTGGTTCAACGATCATATCTTTAATGAAAACAGATGCCAAAGAGCACCGCTTTCTGGCGGTGGCAAGATAGGAGTAGTGGGTGGTGCCGACATAATCGGTACGCCAGATATTTTTATAGAAGCAAAACGCGTAGAGCGTTTAAATGTTCGAGAAGCTATGAAGCAAGCAGAAAGAAACATACGTCTTACACACGCACCAGAAAAGCCAGTTGTTATTACGCGACGTAATGGTGAGAAGCTGGGTGAAAGCTTAGTAGTAATGAGACTGCATGATTGGCGTGAACTTTACCTCTCGTACTTGTTGGAGACAGGTTCTATTTCCTAGTTAGAGGACGACATAGCAAACTCATATCGGTTATGTTGATCTTCATGGCACGTAAAGCAAAATCAAATTCACGACGGGGTAAGGCAGCAAAGACTGCGTACCAAAAAATCTTACGAACACCAAAGACAACCGTGTCTGTCAATGGAGAAGTTCGACGTGGCGGTAGCAGAAGTAATCGCACTGGCAAGCGCGTGTAACGCAGCATACGGGGTGATCAAGCAATCGATACAGAACGGCAAGGAGTTAGCCTCCGTTGCCGACAAAATTGGTGTGGTTCTCGATAGTGAAGAGAAGCTGAAGGCTATGGTAGATAAGGACAAGAACTCTATCTACAATAAGTTCTTGGGTAAGTCAGCCAGCGACTTCGAAGCTTTCCAAAAGTTAGAAGAATTAAAAGAGAATAGAGAAAATTTAAGATCGATGTGCCGCTTGTACGGGAGGCCAGGGAGTTGGGATCGCTTCCTAATTTTTGAAAACGAAGCGCGTGCTGCACGCGCCAAAGCACGCAAGCAAGCACTAGCAGATCACAACGAACGTATGGAATTTCTTGGGTACGTAGCAGCAGGCGTACTATTTTTAGGGCTTCTAGGATTATTGGGTTACGGGGTCTTGAGGTTCAAGGGGATCGCTTAGTTGGGGCAGCTCCGCTAGGGCTGCGCTGCACGAAAGCTGAACTAGGAAGGGAAGATAGGGCATGTGGTTTTTAGTGTGGATCAATTTCACAACGACTGGTGAGATTAACTACTACCAAATCAGTACGCACGGGTCGGAAGAAATATGCCAGCAGGAAAAGGACGAAGCAAAAGTAATAGTAACTAAGTCGAACGAAACACTAGCTTGCCTATGGGCGGAGAAGTAAATGGAACAAACCATCGAGAACTTTACTGGTACGAAGAACGTAAACGTAGGTTATACTGAAGGTGACGTACAGGCAGGCATAGAGTTTATTTACCATATGCGCGAGCACCTAGTCGATGTCAGCATAGCAACTGTATATCTGATAACAGTCTACGCTACTCTACTATACTTAAAGAAGAAGTTAAGCTGATGTGGGTGGCTGTGTTTTTATTGTTTGTTGGAAGCGAGTACAGAATACAGCCGTTGCCATTTATTTTTACGACACAAGAGGCATGTGAGTTGCAACGTATCAACAACGAACAGATGTTAAACATTAGTAAGCCCGAAGGTGGCTTTCATATTTCACGTTGCGTAGACATAGGTACGCAGACATAGGGAAGTAATGGTGGGACTTGAGCACATAATCACACTAGCCGTAGCACTAATCGGAAGCGCTGGGTTTTGGAGCTTCGTATCGATGCGAGAGAAAGCACGACGCGATGCTAACGCTGAGTACCAGAACACACTCAAGTACCAAGTAGATCGTTTGGCTGAAAAACTTGACGATAAAACGGAGCAGATAGAACAACTATTGGGAGAGATCGCAGAATTACGATCAGATTTAGCGACAGCAAAAGCGACCATTACACATTTAGAAAACTTACTGCGCAACAGATAACTGAGCAATCAGAACAATATTTACTCTGGACGTGCAGCAGAATTTTATGCGGCGTACGTTTTAGAAAAGCTGGGACTACGCACCACTCACGTAGACCTCCCTCACGATGACCTATGGGTATCACATCCAAACGGTGATATCATTCGCGTACAAGTAAAGTCGTCACGTAAACCATACCACCGAAAAGATAGGTACTCAGACAACTACCGATACTGTTTTAAAGTCAACGAAGCCCGTAAAGATTTTTACGACGGTGTGTATCTGTTCGTAGCTCTCGATACTGGCCTAGTCCTAGCTCGCAGATGGGACGACAAACCCCCCATATCTCTTAAAATAAACCCAATAGACTTCACACTTGAAGCTCAAACAGAAAGTTTACACAGGGAGTTTAAACTATGAGACAGATTAGACAGATCATTGTCCACTGTACCGCGACCCGTCCCGATTGGTGGGATAAGAAAACAATTAACGAACAAGTCAAAGAAGTGGAAAAGTGGCACGTCGTAGATCGGGGATGGAAGGCGATTGGATATCATTACCTCATAGGTCGCAACGGAGAAGTCGTACAGGGCAGACCTATCGAGATGATCGGTAGTCATGCGCGTGGTCATAATAAAGATAGTATTGGCATCGCACTTTTTGGTGGCTTCGGTTCAGATGCAGACGACCTAGCAACCGATCACTTCACACCGCTACAACTAGCAGCAGCATACGAACTGATACGAAAGCTACAGGGTCAGTACAACATAAAGAGCGAGCGAGTGATTGGACACAATCGCATCTCGTCCAAAGCATGTCCTGGCTTTCGCGTACAGAAATGGTTGGCTGGCATGTCGCTCTCCGAAGCAACGGCTAAGAAGCCCGAGCGTACGAAACCAACCCAAAGTAAAACAGTTAAGGCATCAGCAGCTACAGTTGCAGCCAGTGCTGGTACTGCCGTCACTTCACTCTCAGGCATGAACGAAACAAGTCAGTATATCATTCTGGGTTTTGCTGGCCTCACTATTCTTTTCGGCGTTTATATAATGAGAGAAAGAATTAAGGCTTGGGCAGAAGGCTGGAAGTAAATGTTTGGTATGCAAAAGCTTCAGCTCTACGCGCTCGTTGGCGCAGCGTTCGTACTTGGCCTGATTGGAATTTATTCAACAGGTGTCGCAAGGGGTCAGGACAAAATCAAAAGAAAGATAGACGAAAAACGCCTGTCAAATTTAAAAATACAGAAAGTAATCGATGATGAAATTAAAGCTATGGATGATACTGAGTTGTCTGATCGTGCCTCTACTTGGGTGCGCAAAGATAAGCGGTGATACGTACTGCGATATAGCCTACCCCATCTACTTTGACAACGACGAGGTAGCCGATTGGTTAATGCAGAACGATAAAGAGATGCTCACAGACGTTATAGTTCATAACGAAACACACCATCGGGTGTGCGATTAGTAACTATTATGTTCATTAGGCTTGTATATTAAGCGAACTCAGTTCAGTTTACTTTACTATTTTTTTTCGAAACTGTAGTGGTAATGAAACTGATTATTAATTTTTCAAACCATGAAACCTATTGAACGTGAAGTCCTTAATCTGTGTGTTACAAGTTCGAAAAGACTTGAAGACTTAAAGCTCGACCATAATAAGAGGTTGTGTAATTACATTTTCTCGTCTTGGTCGAGATGGGACGTCGCTCTCCTTATATTAGAGGGGGGAGAGAAAGGTATTTCAGCTAACAAAATTGCGAAAGGTGCGCAATTAAGTCAGCGAGGTTGCAACCATATTTTAGATGTGATGGTTGCAGAAGGATGGGCAGTACACACCCGTTGCCCCGAACAGCCGTGT